CAGCTTCGGCACAGGGCAAGTTACAGTCAGTGGGCAAGCCGGGCCCAATTGCCATGCCGTCTCCCGAAACACCGGCGCCTGCTGGCGGTAGTGCGCCCGGCGGAATGGATCTGCAGACGGCGCTCATGTACGGCATTCCGGTTGGTCTGGGTGGTGCTGGGTTATACGCGCTGTATAACTACCTCAACAGCCAGCCCAGGAAGAAAAAAGAAGAAGAAGCCCCGCAAGGCTGAGCGGTGCGCCAATGCCAGCGGACGCCCCGATTCTTTTACCGACGACGGCGAGCCAGTACGCACAACGTACTCCTGGCCTCATGGAGAGCGCAGATCCCGGAACAGCCAATGCGTACGGGCCGGGATCTGATGCAGCGGGCGGGTTATTAACAGCAGCGCTTCCGGCAGCTGGTATCGGCGCCCTGAGTCTGTATCTCCTGTACCGCCGCAAATTGCAGGACGAGCAAGAAGCGCAAAAGCAGCTTCCACAAAAACAAGCTGATCTGCAATCCCAATTGCCCGGCCTGCATCCCAAGGATATTCTGCTGGGCAGTGCGTTGGGCGGTGGCGCTGGTTTACTCTACGATCTTGCAGCCGAGCAAAGGCCCGGCGAGAAAAGACTGCCCAAAGCGCTCAAACGTATTCTTGGCGGAGCGGCTATTGGCGGGCTCGGGGCGAATCTCGTAGGCGACCGCGCGCGCAGGTATATCTCGAACACGGTTCTTCCGGTGAATTACGACACCAGCAGCAAACTCGAGCAGCTGTTACCCGGGTCACTGCAGCGATTTATCGACGCCGCTATTTACGACAAGCCCGGCTTTAATGCGAACGTTGGGGATGTCGGCATGGCCAGGCGTGAACTGAACCGCATTGCATTCGGCGTCCATCGCGCGAGTCCAGACACGGATTACTGGCAGCAGAACAAAACAGTGGGCGGACCGTCTTACTATTCGGTCAATGAGCAGAATCCGCGCTATAAGCAGCTTCGTGACGTTTTATTCGGCGCTCGCACGGACGAAGCAAAGGCAAATCTGAAAAAGCTGCTGACAAATCCGGCCAAGATTATTCACCGCGAAAACACCAAACCTGACAACCTGGGCTGGATTACGCGTGGTTTGTTTGGCGCCGATACGCTTCTGGGCGGGCAGCAAGTGATCCTGCCGCCATCAGGTACCAATCCGCAATTAGGCCGCGTGCTCGACCGGTATGACGTCACGCCGTCGAATGCGGATATCTTGTATGCTACCGATGCCGCAAAGAAGTTAAAAGTACTGCGCCCGTCATGGTGGTCGGCGCAGAAATCAACAGACGGCCTTGACGCGTATTCTCAAGGCGCGGTACAGACCAACAAACAATTCATGGGCGGTTTATTGTCGCGTTTAGTGTGGGACAAAATCCTGACCGAGAAACATCCGTGGATAAGCCAGCAATTCTCGGTTACGCCGGCAGGCAACGGATGGATTCCCGGTTTGACGCGTACGCCCGGCGAATTCCAGCTACTTCGAGAAGACGGCACCCCGTGAGATTTAAACATGACAGCGTATGAGTTCACTTCTGATTGGTTTACAAATCGGCTTATCACGTGGCAGGATCTCGTATTACCGAATCTGCCTAATACCCAACGGCGAGTGCTCGAGCTCGGTTCATACGAAGGGCGCTCGGCGTGTTGGTTTTTAGACAACGTGATTAGGGCGGGCACAACAGACGAACTGGTATGCGTCGATCACTGGCCCGGGACAATGGTCGTAAACGAGGTGCTGTTTGATAAGAACACTGCCGGGCGCGCCACAAAAATTAAACAAGACATCAAAGCGTGTCTGCCCGTACTTGCGCAGCAAAAACAACGATTTGACATTATCTACATAGACGCCGATCACGACGCCCGAGACACGCTGTATGCAGGCGTGTTGTGCTGGGAGATGCTTAACCCCGGCGGCATCATGATTTTTGATGATTACCTCTGGAAACCCGAGGATCGGTTTACGGGGATTACTCCTCCCGGAATTGGTATTGATGCGTTTCTGAACACGTATGCGTTAGAGCTGAGTATTCTGCACAAGCAGTATCAGGTGTTTGTGGAGAAAAGGAAAAACGCCTTACGGACGTATCACTGGGAGTTGCTCAATACGAATAAATAGCGCACAGCCGCAGGAGGCGAATATGCGCCCGTACACAATTTTGCTAGCGATCATCATTTTTTTCCTCTGCACTGGGCGCGCGAGTTCCGGCACGCGGGATCCCGATACGCCGGATAGCCAATACGTCGAGTTCGGCAAGAAGTTTCCGTGGGTGATGAAGATCCGGGCTGTTGTGCAGAAAGCGCACAGGCCCGTTGACGATCCAAACACAGAGATCGTGCATTACGCCAGTGCTGTCGTGATTCGGCCGCATTGGGTGCTCACCGCGGCGCATGTTGTTGCGCACACGGAGAACCAGTCGATTCTGCGTGAGTCCGGCAATCATGCGTTGACGAAAGTCATTCAGCATCCGGAATACAAAGACGAGCTCTACGGCTATCACGACTTGGCGCTGTGCTATTCGCCCAAGGACTTCGAGCTCGAGTTTTACACGCCGTTATTCACTGACTCTGACGAGCTGGGAAAAGACGCCACGATTGCCGGATTTGGCTGGCATGGTACGTTTCACACAGGCGGCAAGCAATACGACAGTCATAAACGCGCCGGCAGCAATAAAATCTCGGCGCTGGAACGCAATATTATGGTGTGCAACGCAAGCAGAGGCGCTGAACGCACGGGCTTAGAGTTTCTTATCTGCCCCGGCGATTCTGGCGGCGGGTTGTTTATTGGTAACAGGCTGGCCGGAATTAACTCGTTTTTAATGGCGCTGGATAAAAAACCTGACGGCACATACACAGATGAGGCGGCATTTACGCGTGTGAGTTTATACGCGGATTGGGTAGAATCAGAGATTAATAAAGCTGAAACCGCCCAAGAACCGAAATAATACCCACCGGCTCCGTGACTTTATTTTGGAGTTGCCAGGTATACCCGCAGTATATTTCTAGCGCGCAAATCAAAGCGCACGTCGCCGCCTGAGAGTAGAAAAATGACTGTGCGCTCGTTGTGCCCTTACGCCGATGCTGATGCGCTGCTCGCCCGGGCGTTTGAGGCGAAATCCGACCGCTCTGTATTGGGCGGAAAGCGTAGGCTGTTGGCCAAGGTCTGTTGCGATATCGCGGCCAAGAATTTGCCCGGGCACGTGGCTGAGTGCGGCGTGTACAAAGGCGGCGCTGCGCGAATTCTAGCCACGGCATTTGAAACAAAAGACGTGCTATTATTTGACTCGTTTCAGGGATTTATCTGCGACGATTCGATGCCCAATCAATTTCATACGGGCAGCTTTGGCGATACGTCGTTGGAAGCCGTGCAGGCGTATCTCGACGACAAGCCGAATTGTCGGTTTTATCCCGGATGGCTGCCGGCGTCTGCAAAAGACGTGCACGACGAGTTTTGTTTCGTTCACATGGACATGGACCATTACGACTCAACAATTCAAACGCTTTCGCTGTTTTGGCCAAAGATTGTGCCCGGCGGCGCGATGCTGTTTGACGACTGGGACGACGCCTGCTGCCCCGGAATCCGCAGGGCGATTACAGAGTTCTTTCCGGCGACGCAAATATTAGACATTCACCAGAACCAATGCCTGGTGGTAAAAACATGAGTGATGCGCCCCAACAACCTGACATCTCTACGAGGTTTCAGCCGGACTACACGCCAGAGCAAATGGAGTCTCTGGGCGTGTACGATGCGCTGTACAGGGGCCAGGGTCCGCGGTTAGCCAGCCTGGGCGAATGGAAGCCCGAATGGATCAGCGAGCATGATCCGAAGGGCTGGGCGCAGTGGTATAAGCGCTACGCAGCCGGCCGGCGTATCCCAGAAGAAGACGAGCGGCAGATCAAGCGCTGGCTGAATTTTAAATCACGCCATGGCGGGCCGTTTGTAAAAAACCCCACTGCGCGACGTGGCTGGGCGCTGAGGAACTGGGGAATCGACCCGAGCAAGATGGTGGCGCCCGATCAGAGTGCGCAAATCAAAGAAATGCTCGACGCCTATAAGAATAAAGCGATGCAGCGGTATGTGAAAGAGAAAGTAGCTGCCGAGACTGCGCCGGCTACGCGGACGTTCTATCACGGCACGACAAGCAAGAACCTGAAATCTATTCTGGCCAAAGGGCTGGACCCTAGTTTCGCCGGTACAGGCGCAGACAGCGGCGTACCAACCGACATCCCCGGCTATGAGCGACGCGTATTTCTAGCGACGCATCCGCAGCTGAACTCCGGCTACGGCGATGCGCGATTAGAGATCACTCTGCCGGAAGATTTCAAAGTATCGCCGTTATTTTCTGGGCCGATCGGCTGGGCCATGACGGATCATTACACGACTGACAAAATCGACCCGAAATACATCAAAGTCATTTCAGGTGACGGGGAAAAGAAAGCCGATCTGCTTCCCGAGGTTAATCTCCAGCCGCACCAAGAGCGCATTCAGGAGACAGTCACCGAAGACAGCCCGCGGATGATTGTGTATCACGGGCTGGGGAGCGGTAAGTCTCTTTCTGCGCTTGCCGCCGCGGAAGCTGCCAAGAAGAAATACAACGAAGATTACGGCATCGTGGCGCCGGCGAGTCTGCGCGGGAACTTCCAGAAAGAAGTTGAGAAGTTTACACAGGGCAGTAAGCCGGAGATTCTGAGCTATACGGGATTAGGCCTTGGCAAGAAGTTCACCAAGGTGCCCGAGACCGTGATCATGGACGAGGCGCACCGTATTCGTAATCCCGGAGGCGCAGCAGCTCAGGCAGCAGCAGACGTGGCAAATCAGGCCAAACGCGTGCTTCTGCTCACTGGCTCGCCCATCACAAATTCGCCGAGCGACCTGGCAAACTTAATCTCTATCGTCGCCAGAAAGAATCTCTCGCCGCAGGAATTCGAAAAGCGCTACATCGGCTATAAGACAGTGCATCCGGGGCTAATTAACTGGCTGCGCGGTATTAAGCCGGGCGTACGTCCAGTCGTCAAGAACGAGGGCGAACTGCGGGAATTGCTGCAGGGTCGCGTGGATTATCAGCCCAGCAAAACTCCGGAAGGCGTCAACGTTAACGAAGAGAAGATCGAAGTTCCGATGACGCAGGCGCAGCAAAAGATTCAAAAGGCGCTGCGTACCAAGATTCCGCCTGGATTTCTCTGGAAGCTCGATCAGGAGTTTCCGCTGAGCAAAGATGAACTCGCCAAACTTAATAGCTTTCTGACAGGCTTGCGGCAGAACTCCGTAAGCACGCGCCCGTTTAGAATCGATAGCGATGCTTTCAGGTCGTTTCAGCAGTCCGGCAAACTGCAAGAAGCCTACAAGCGCCTCGATGAATTACTGGCGTCTGACCCGCGCAAGAAGGCGATTATTTATTCGAATCATATCGGCGCCGGTATTGAGCCGTATGCCGCCGCGCTTTCTAAGTACAACATTCCGCACGGGATCTTCCACGGCGGCGTTCCCACCAAGCAGCGGCAAAAAGCGTTGGCGGATTACAACGCCGGCAAGCTCAGGGCGCTTTTAATTGGCCCGGCCGGCGCTGAAGGCCTGTCTACAAAGGGCACGAATCTCATTCAATTACTGGACCCGCACTGGCACGAGTCCCGTACCCAGCAGGCGCGCGGTCGTGGGTTACGCTTTGACAGCCACGATGACTTGCCGGAAGAACTTAAAAACGTACACGTACAGCGATTTATCTCGAAGTCGGAAGAACCGAGCTTTTTGGGTAAAATGCTTGGATACCGCCGAGAGCGCACAGGAGACGAAATCTTGGAACGCCTATCCAACGAAAAAGAGCGCATCAACGAGCGCTTCCGGGAACTACTCCGCGAAATTGGCTCGCAGAATCACGCCAAAACTGCGGCATTTGAGTTTGGGGAGAAGCAGGCGCTCGCCCCACTGGCCGCGCTTGCTTTATGGGGTTTGGCAGTTCCCGCGGCTGGTACGGCCGTCAGTATTGCCGGGCATAATATTTATGAGCATTTCAACCCTCCGCCCCCGCCGCCAAAGCCGGTTATTAATTACAACGTCACCATGCCGTCCGAGGGTACAAACCCGTGGCTGGCTGGCGCTATTGGCGCGTCTGCAGTTGCGACGCCGTTGGCTGCTTATTATGCCTACAAGCGCTGGTCTGACCGGCAAAAGGCAGTAAACAAACCGCTGAAAACTCCAACTGCAAAACTAGCCGCAAGTGCCGAACTCAGCGACGATGAGAAACAAGCCGGGAAACGACTGGGCTTGTGGGATCGCATTCGGATGAAGCGTGAGCGCGGTGAACAGCCCGCCAAGCCCGGTGACGACGACTACCCCGACAGCAAGAGCTGGAAAAAAGTCACGAACATCAGCGAGAAGAAGGCCGAATTGCCTACCGCCATGGCTGATCTGGCTAAGTATGAAGCAGAGGTCGCCAAGCAGCCCGGATCCAAAGCGCACGCTCGTTGGATAGAACTCACCGGCGAGCACGACGATAACGCTGAAGCCGGCAAGCACGAGTTTGATAATCGCGAAGCCATTAACGCTATGATCGCTAAACACAGAGCAGAAACAGCTAAAACCGCGGGTACTCCGGCCTGGCAGCGAAGCGAAGGCAAGAACGAAGAAGGCGGGCTGAACGAGAAGGGCCGTAAAAGCTACGAGCGCGAGCACGGCGGAAATCTTAAAGCTCCCGTGACTGAAAGCAAGCCCAAAGGCGAGCGTGCAAAGCGCCGTAATTCGTTCTGTTCGCGTATGTGCGGCATGAAACGCGTGAATACGGGCGCAAGCACTGCCAAAGATCCGGACTCGCGGATTAATAAGTCGCTGCGCAAATGGAACTGTAAGTGCGGCGCTGATCAGCTTGTGGCTATTAGCAAAGAAGCTAGCCTGCGCTGGTATAAACGGTTTCCCGTGAATGACAATCTGGCATTAAACGTGAGCTTAGGCGGACCGAGCATCACGATTAAAAAAATCATTCCGGGCACGAGCTTAACACTCGGAAAACGAGCGCCGCGGCTGTACATGGGCACGCCGATTCCGGGCGTGGCGTATCAGCAGTATCTATCGCCGAAAAAGCACAAAGTTAAGGCCGAAAAGGAATTCAAAGACGACCCGAACGACGACCGCACGACGTTTGAGAAAATCAAGGATTTTCTGTTCGGATCTGACTACAGCAGCGCCGATTAAAGGCTGTTTAGCATTGCCAAAAATTCGCGTGTGAGTTATACGTATACCAGACCGTACTCACACCGCGAGGGCTTATCCGTGCCGGCAAAATTCAAGATTTTCGTCGCTATTGCGTCGTATCGTGATCCCCAGCTTCCGATCACGATCGCTGACATGATCACGAAGGCGAAATACCCGGGATTATTTAACTTCGGCATCTGTTGGCAATACGACGAAACCGAAGACATTACGCAGTACGACAAGCAGCCCAACTTCCGAATTAGCAAACATCATTACTCGGAAAGCCAAGGACTGGGCTGGGCGCGCGACATCACGTTCTCGCTATACGGCGGCGAGCCTCTTTTTCTACAGCTCGACAGCCATCACCGGTTTGCGCAGAACTGGGACGAGATGATGCTCGAGGACTATTACCAGGCAAAAGAACTGGCTAAAAAACCAATTCTGTCAACATATCTCACGCCGTTCGAGCACGACAAAGATCATTTCGATCCGACGCCGTGTTTGATGAGTCAGTACGAGTTTAGCGCTGACAAGTTACTGATGAGCCGGCCGCATTATGTGCAGGACTACGCCGCGCGCACGAGTGTTGTCAGGGCGCGCACTTTAAGCGGACATTTTCTGTTTACGGCTGGCCGTTTTATCCAAGACGTGCCCTACGACCCCGACATTTACTTCGGCGGCTATACCGAAGAAACGACTATGAGTGTGCGGGCGTGGACAAGTGGCTATGACTTTTTTAGCCCGTATCGCCAATACATCTGGCACGAATATACCCGCAACAACAGGCCGAAGCACTGGGAAGATCACGGCACGGTGTCTCAAACACAGAAGACAAGCGGCGAGCGTGATATTTACGCGCGCCAGAAAACGCGCCAGCTGTTCGACCAAGAGGACAACGGCATCGACATGGGCAAACACGGGCTGGGTAAAGTCCGGACCCTGCGCGAGTATGAGGTTTTTGGCGGATTTGATTTCAAGAAATGCCGGATTCAGGATTACACGCTGCAAGTCAAAGAGCCGCCAAATCCGACAGACTATGACGCGCAGTTTGTGTCAAAACAGTATGACATTTTAGTGAGTTGGGATCCGGAGTTTTTCCGCGCACTTAATTTTGCAAAACCGCAGTTTTTGACGTTAGGCATTCAAAACGAGTCCGGCGCTGAGTTACACCGACATGATTTTACGATGGAAACAGCGCCGCAGCATGTAATGCTTAACGTGACGCAACATATGGCGCATTTTTACGCGGACTCGCCACCCCGTAAAATAGTTATGTACCTTTTCGATGAGGAAAAGCAGTGGAGCCCGCCGTACGAAAAGACTCTGTAAAATGCGCATTGTATTCATTCTTATTGGCAACAGCCGGCGTAGCGGCTATCTCGACGGCGTCACGTTGCGTACTGGCGGCGTCGGCGGTTCAGGAACCGACACGAGTACGATTCTTGTCGCCGAGCAGCTTGCCGCGCTGGGTCACGAAGTTGTTGTTACCAGCGACAAACTTGAGCCGGCCTTAGAGCAGCAACACGCCGAAGCCGGCCGGTACTTTAATTCCGGCCGTATCGTGAACGGCGTGCAGTACTGCGACATCGAATTTAACGGCGTCGAAAATCGAGCGTTTGACGTGATTGTTAGCAGTCTGTGGTTTCATGAATACGACATGCTGCCTATAACGGTTTCGCAAGCCATTATCTACTGGTGCCACATGCAGTGGATTTATGGCATTGCGGAAATAAACGCGTACGCGGCAAAACACAATCTCGCAGTTGGCTTTGTGCATATCTCCGACTGGGAGCAGAGCATGAACGCGCCGACAATTCGCAACTGCCCCGGCGCGCAGTCGGTTAAAATTCCAAATCCGCAGCCGGACGACGTTATTCGCCAAGTGCTTTCTGAAAATATTCAACGTAAGCCGCATAAGTTTGTATTTCATGCCGCTTGGCCGCGCGGAGGTAATGTCGCTGCGGCCGTCGTCCGGCGCTTACCGTATGCAGACAAAGAGCTGCACGCATTTGATTACTTGATGGTTATTCACGCGCATCAGGATCCGTTTTTTGTGGCGCACAACGGTGTCGACAAGCTCACGCTATACCGACACCTCGCTGAAGCTGAGTATTTTCTGTACCCGCTGTACACGCCGTACAACGACGTGCATAAAGACACGTTTTCTTGCGTTGTAGCCGACGCTATTGCGCTCGGCTGCACGCCGGTAACGTATCCGCTAGGCGCGCTTCCGGAGAACTTCGACGGCTATTGCCATTGGGTGCCGTTCCCGGCCGCCGCGAACCCGCAGGTTATGCAGACTGAAGCGCTGAGCAGAGACGAGCACGGTATCTTTTCTGGCGAAGAGGCTGTGCAAAATTTCGTGGACGCTGTGGACTATTTGGAAAACAACACAGCGCTGAAAGACAAAGTCAAAACCACTGGCGCCGAATTCATTATCGACAAGCTTAACGCGGCAAAAATAGGCGGCATGTGGTCGGCTTTTCTACAGCAACTCGGCGTGCAATGAATCAGCACACATCGTATTACCGCGATCTGCACAAAGACGGCAATATTCCGCAGCCGCACATTGACTATCTCTACGCCATGCGCGATACGCTGCAGATTCAGCCGCGCGTCATCTATGATGTCGGCGCTGCAGTGCTGCATTGGACAAAAAACGCCAAGCAGGTTTGGCCAGCCGCAACAATTATTGCGTTTGACGCGCTGGCTGAGCTGGACGAGTTTTATGCCAACTCCGGCGTAGCGAGCCACATCGGCTTACTCAGCGACACCCCTGGGCGCGAAGTTACTTACTACGCGCATCCGTTGCACCTAGGCGGCAATTCGTACTACAAGGAAAACGTACAGTGGTCGCCCGCCGCTGCCGAGATTTATGACGAGAAATCTGAGCGAAAATGCTTCACTGACACGCTAGATCGTATTGTAGTTGGGCGTAAATTTCCGCGGCCGGACATGATTAAATTTGACGTGCAGGGCGCAGAGCTCGACATTCTTCGCGGCATGCCAAACGTATTACAGCACGTTCAGCACATGATTGTTGAGCTGCAACACGTCGAATACAACATAGGCGCGAAGCAAGTACAAGAGTCTATTCCGTTTATTGAGCAGCTCGGCTTTCGCCTGCAATCTCCGCGCGCCGTACGTCCCGACAGCGTTGATTTGTATTTTTGTGGAAACGGACCTGACGCTGATTACCACTTTGTGCGCAACACGCAATAATGAGCGACCACACCGGCGATCTACGAACAGACTGCCATTTTCTTTTGTTGTATCGCGATCCGCTGGTGTTTTACGTTCCGGCGTGGTCATTGGTGATTCGCGACGGGAGTGCGCTTATTCCGCATCCCAACACGATTGCGCTGAAACACAAACCGGTTACGTGGTTGTTGTACAATACGTGGCGTGTAGAGCTTGCGGATCAGGTGCAGCGGGCTAAAAATCTTGTTGATTTCGTCCAAACAACTCTGCCGAATCATCGCATAGTTTTTATGGCCAACACGTACCGCGAGGCTATTGAGCTGCGGCAGGTGCGTGTTCCAGTACTGTTCGCGCCGCACAATCAATTCATTAGCCCCGACGCGTTTTACCCGACGACGGCAATAACCGGGCGGGAGTTTGACGCTGTTTATCACGGGGCATTTGAACCCTATAAGCGCCACGAGCTTTTGCGCGGAATACCGAATCTGCTGTTAGTCGGGCGGGCTTACACGCGTGACTTTGGGCAGCAGTTGCGCCAAATAATTCCAGATACTCGCATTGTTAACGATACGCTTCCTCCGAACACATGGCTGTCGCCGGCTGAGGTGAACGCGTGCTATAACCGCGCGAACGTTGGGCTAGCGCTTTCTAAAGAAGAAGGCGCCATGCTGGTGTCGATGGAATACATGCTGGCCGGCCTTCCGGTGGTTACCACGCTCAATAATGGGGGGCGCGATTATTACCTGGACGGCCGGTTTACGCTGCACGTTCCCGACGATCCCGCGGAGATTAAAACTGCGATTGACACATTTGTGACGCAACAAATTTCGCCGGAATTCATTCGCATCGAGACACTGCGAAAACTTTACCAGTCTCGGTTAGATTTTGCGCAAAACCTGGCAAAAATGCTGGATATCTGTCCAGATAACGTTTTGGAAAACATTAGCGCGCAGTCTGACAGAAAACAGCTATTTACGTTAATTTCTACCGTTAAATTTGTGGAAGAATTTGCGTAGCACTTGGTATCATGCTGGTACGGTATTTCGGGCATGGACGCCCCCAGCGCAGGAGCCAAGGATGGCCAATTCTTTCAAAACATACCGGGCGCTTATTTCTTCGCTCAGGAAAACCGTCCCGCCCGCCTATCCGATTAGCGTACGCCGCCGAAAGCTAAATAAAAAGCTTGAAGGGCGGTGCTGGAAACACGGCAAGAAGTTCATTATCGAGATTGCCAATAATCTCGACGAAGCCCGCGCGATTGACGTGCTTCTCCATGAGTGGGCGCATGCGCGGGCCTGGAACCACATGCTGGATACCGCCTCGACGGACGAGCTGTTTAACAAACTCGCCCATGACGCTGCGTGGGGAGTGGCGTATAGCGAGGTTTACGCGGCCTACGAGCGCAATTTCACGGCAGGGGTGCTCTGATGCAAGATTTTAGCTGGGCGGTGGCTGCAGCTGTATTTATTGCGTATTTCCTGATCGACATCCTGTATGCGCTGTATGTGATTTACGTAGGCAAGCGGGCGGCATTTAAAGCGGCCGTAACTAGCTCCGTGCTATACAGTTTGGCTGCGTATGGCGTGATTACGTATTCCAAGAACTTCATTTACATCATTCCGCTGGCTATTGGCGCGTTTCTCGGCACATACGTTGTCGTGAAACTGATGAAATGACCGCGCTGTCTCGGGAGCGATTACTAGCAATTGGCATGTGCTGCGGAAACGGCTGCCAGAATTGCCCATACATTCCTCGGCACGTCGGCGGGAGCAAACAAGTAGCGCCAGTGTGTTTTGTGTGTCAGGGCGCGCTTGAGGATATTCGCGGGAAACTCATCTGTAAGACCTGCCATGTAATAAACGAAACATGCTGCGATGGCGGGAATTGTGCGCGGGGCTAGCCATGCTCGATTTTCTTATTCGCCTATTGCCGGTATCATGGCGACCGCGGCGTATTCTCGAGATGCGTGCCCGGGCGAATCAGTGGCGGGCAGTTCGGGCAGCTCATCTATTAAAAGAGCCGGTTTGTGTAGCATGCGGCCGGTCAGTCAATCTCGAGGTGCATCACATTATTCCGGTAAGCATAATGCCGTCTATGGAGTGTGATCCGCATAATCTCGTGACGCTTTGCGCGACTCCCTGCCACATTATGTTCGGCCACTTCATGAATTATCACTGCTACAATAAAGACGTCCGCAAAATGGCCAGCGAATACCACAAGGCGCTGCTCAAACGAAAGTGCAAATGATCGATGTGCTAAAAACCATCGGGACGGCATTTGTAGCCACTGTTATTTCAGACGTCGTTATTGTTATTTACACCCGCGCGATTGCCGACCAAAACGTCAAAATCGCGGTGATTATGGCGATGATGATAGCTTTGACCCGCGGCGTAAGCCTGATTTTGCTGACAAACCAGCCAACGCCTGCCAGAAAATGGCTTTGCCAGCTGGGAGTTGTTTTCGGCATGGGCTGCGGGACATATATCGGTTTAACTCTATGTGCCCGGATGTGATTGTGCGCACATTGGCAAATAGCTAGAATAAAACCAGTTATCCGCACATTTTGCTTTTAGGAGTACGCCCCATGCCCAGTCGAGACGTTCAAATTCTGCGGCAGTTCGCACAAAAACTTGCCGGCCAGTACAAAAAGGCCAATCCGCTCATGGATCCGCAAGTTCTTGGCATGCTCGGCGGCGGTGCGTTAACGGGTCTCGGCGCATACGGCCTTGCGCGGTCGATGCAGTCTGACGAAGACCGCGAGAACGGCAGCATGATGCCGATGCTGGCTGGGCTTGCCGGCGCTGGTGCTGGCGCGTATGGCGGCTATCACGGCGGCGGGTATTTAGCCGATATGCTTAAGCGTTATAGGGCAAATCAGGACATGCAGCGCAATTTCGCCGCAACTGTCAATCCGCAGCCAGAGATCGTAGACAGCGTCAACGGTCCAGTAGACCTTAACAATCAGGGCGGCGTGTCTTTCCAAACACCGCCGAACATGGGCGCTACTGATACATCGGTTAGCCCGGAATCTGCGGAATACCTGCGGGCTATCGAAGCGGGCCAACCGAAACCCGCGCCGGCTAATCCGGCCGCGAACATCAAGGGGCAGTTCGCCGCGCGCCCGACCCGCTCGGTGTGACAGAAAAAAAAAATCGAACGAAAGCCGCGAAGCTAACGCTTCGCGGCTTTTTCTCTTTCCAGAAGCCGCTAGTCATGCTGTAATGCTACTAGCGGCTTTTTGTATACTTAAGCGGAGATATACCCGTGGCAGCCCCAAAACGATTTGTATTAAATGCCGAACAGCGCACATACGTGGAGAAAAAGTGGGGTTACGAAGACTGGATTTGGAACGGGCGATATTGCGGTAAGAAGCTGTTCATCGAGAAGAACAAGGAGTGCAGCTTTCACTACCACAAAGTCAAAGACGAGGTGATGTATTTAGAGCGCGGCAAAGTTTTACTGAGTTACGGCTGGGACGAAGATCCCGATAACGCCGCGACGCTTGTTCTAACGCCCGATATGGCGTTTCACATTCCGCCGGGTATGTGGCACAAGTTCAAGGGTTTAGAAGAATCCATGCTGTTTGAATTCAGCACGCATCACTCCGACAAAGACGTCGTGCGGCTTGGCGATGAGGTCAAAGATGACGAAGAAGAACGCGTCGAAGCTGATTCTTGAGCGCGCAAAAGCTGTTGCTATCTTGAAAACAGCCGGTATACCGGGCGCTCCCGGCGTGGCGGCGCTTTCGAAATCGACCGCATCCCCTCCGACGCCTGCAGCGCCGCCGGCCTCGACCGGCGGTAGCCAGCCGCAACGGTGGGCATTTGATCGGCCCGGCATGGGCGATGCGCAAGCTCGTGCGGGTATTTACAACTTCGCCAAACAAACCGGCCGAAGTATTTATAACGCGTCTGCGCAATTTGGAGATTATGTCGGGTCCAAACTGCCGGTTGGTAAGCCCGGCAATTCCGGTTACGGCCAGCCAAAGTCCACTTGGCGGCCACCCGGCATGGTTCCCGATATGTCAGGAACGTCGGGCACCGGCGCTGTTAAGTCTGGCCCCGCCGCGCCATCTACCGGGCAGGTTATTCAAGACGCAGCGGCGCAGGTTGGCTCTTATGTGGGCTCAAAACTGCCGACGCCATCGGCTTCGTATGCATATGGCTCTGGTCCGGCGTCGGCATCCGCGCAGGCGGCCGGAGCTGTGGCTGCGCCCGCCGCCGTAACAAATCCTGCTACTTCGCCGACATTATGGGGTAGCGCCGGAGCCGGCCCTGGAGGTGCTCCGCCCCCGGCGGCGACGCAACCGCCGATTGTAAAAACCGAAAACCCGCTCAATCAGTCAATCCCCGGTCGCGATATCGAACGCTTGCCCGATGGTTCGCTGGATACGTCTACGTTAATTGACACGCCGCAGTCTGCCGGCACAGCAGCCCCTACCGCCGCTCCGGCCGCCACACCGCAGGCACCGGCACCGGCGGCGGGCAATTCTCCGCAGGCATGGGGCAGCGCAGGTTCTGGGCCTGGCGGGTCACCGGGGCAGGAAACAAAACCGCCGCAGCAACAGCCGCAACAGCAGCAACAGCCCACGCAGACAAATTTTCAAAAGTTGCATGAGTCGACTGTCGGGACATTGAACGACCAGAAGGCCACGCCTGAAGCTAAGCAGCAGGCTATGCGCGGATTGATGGACGAGCATGTAAAAGCTAATCCGGCATTAGCGCAAGGGTTGAAAGATAAGCTGGCTGGAAATAACACACCCGCCTCCGCCGAATTTGACAAGTCATTTGAGACAGCGGCTGGCGACGAAGTTGATAAGGCGTACCGCGAATGGAAAGCGGTCAATCCTAATTCCACGCCGCAGCAGGACGGTTCGTTTATTGGCAACATGTGGAATCAGATTCAAAATATGCCGCCTGAAGCGCAGGGCGCCTTAGCGCTAGGTATTCCGCTTGCTGTTCTTGGCGTTGGTATGACTGCATTTGGCGGTGGTGGCTTGGGCAGCCTTCTTATGAGCGTGCTCGGACTCGGCGCAGTGGGCGCGGGCGCGGCAAGTATGGGCGCGTTCGGACAGGATGCGCAAAATACTGTAACAGGCGCTATTGGCGGGCTTGGCAAAATGTTCGCCCCGATGCTTGGCGTGAACTTGCCAGATGAAGCAGATATTCGCGCACGGCTTACAGAAGCCGGCAAACAGGGGCCAGACGCCGCGGCCGCCGAGCTCGCAAAAGTTCGCGAAGAGGTCGGCCCTTACGCGCGATACAGCCCAGAAGCGCGACAGTTTATGGAGCAGTCGGCGGATCCAAATTTCATGTACAACCAGGCTCGCGGATATACCGAGCAAAATTTCGATCAGATATTAGATCAAGAGCTTCAAGATCCTAGTAAACGCGATTTTCGCGGTTGGTTAGCTAACTCGCTTGGTATGGACTCGGCGGCTGCTAAGCAAGATGGCTCTTGGGCGCAAGACGGTAATTGGTTTTTTAGCGGATACGGCGCGCCGGGATCGCCGCAGCGGCAGAAATTTATCGAGGATCAAATGGCACGAAAAGGCTGGGAAATGGTAAAGCAACAGTGCGTTAATACGATGCGCAAAGCTGCGCGTTGTTGGGCCGGCTATGAGCCAGTACCCGGCGCAAAAGCTTACAGCGAAGGTTCTTGCCGACCGAAAGGCAGTAAGAAAACGAAGAAGGAAGTGATTCAGGGTAAAAAGCGCACAGAGAAAAAGGCGGCCGGGCCTGCGCGCAAACCGTATTCAGGACCGTACAGCCAATCGCCGTACAATCACGCACACATGTTGCAAACATTAAAACTTCCGCCAAACACTTCGCCGGAAATGGCCTATAACAGAGCTATACATCTGTGGCAGAATAACAGACTTAGTTCTGCGCAGAGCAGTGCGCTGATGAAGGAATATGGCGGGCTGCCTCCGGCGTTTGAAGTGACAACAAATTCTAATCAAACACCAGCACCAGCTGTTCCAGGCACGACCGCGCCGTCGCAACCGCAACCGTCTGTTTCGCCGTTCTCTACGCAGCCTGCAACACCCGGTTCGCCGGCCCCGGCGCCAAAGCGGCCGACAATGACGCAAATGCCGTCAAACACGGCAGCCGCGTCAAAACAACCGTCACCGCAGCAGGTCGCCTACAGCGCGTGGCAAAAAAGTCAGAAACCCCCGATAAAGCCGCAACCGACAGCCACGCCAACCGCTAATACCGCTAAAGTACCGGGTAATCAATTTTTACAACCCACGCGCTAGGAGTTCTTTATGGCAAAAGCACAGCGGCGCGTGGCCACTAGGTCGGCGCGTCGGCAGGCCCGGAAACAAGAACGAAAAGAAAAGCAAGAAGGCAGCGTATACGCCGCTGTAGAATTCAAACCACGAACGCACGCGCAGAAAACAGCTTTGTCTGTAATCGCAGAAAATCACATCAGCTTTTTGCTCGGATCTGCCGGCTCTGGCAAAACATTTCTGGCAATGGCATACGCGATTAATCAGGTGCTGACAAAACAAGCTGCCAAAATTGTGTTGACGCGGCCAATCGTCGAGGCCGGCGAAAAGCTTGGTTTTCTTCCGGGCACGTTTGGAGAGAAGGTAAATCCGTACATGCAGCCGCTGTACGACACAATGGAAATCTTGCTCGGCAAACAGGGCGCCAAACGAGAAGTCATTAATAAAGCTGTAGTGCTTGCGCCGCTTTGTTATATGCGCGGGCGCACGTTCCATGACGCTGTCTGCATTTTTGATGAGGCACAGAACGCTACGTATGCGCAGCTCAAACTGTTTCTGACGCGGTTTGGCGACAATACAAAAGTCATCGTGACCGGCGACCCGCGACAAAGCGATTTATTCACAAAAGACGTAGCGTTAATGGACGTCACAAACCGGCTAAAGAATGTTGCAGGAATTGGCGCATTTGAGTTCGCCGACAGTGATGTCGTTCGCCATCCGCTTATCGGAAAAATACTCAGCAAACTGTAAATCGGCTTGCGCGGATAATTCACGCCGATTAAACTGGCCAGCAGTTTCAGCAACCGCCATCGAGACCTGCCATGCAGTTTAATGAAATTGTCGCCAAGTTAAATGACGACCTAAAAAACGAGTGGAAACACTTCAAGTTTTACTTACACCACGCAAGCGCTATTACTGGATTGCATGCGCACGAGTACAAAGAGTTTTTACTCGAGCAGGCCGCGAGTGAGATGAAACATGTCAGCCAGTTTTCTGACATGATTGTCGGTCTCGGCAGCGTTCCGACTGTTGACGCTAACGATTTTCCGCGACTCACCACAGCAACCGAAATTCTGCAGTACGCGTTTGATATGGAAGCCGAAGTTGTGAAGAATTACACACAACGCATTGCGCAGCTTGACGAAATCAAAAACACCGACGATACGGTAACGCACAAAAAGTGGATTGAGATCTTTCTCGAAAAGCAAATCGAGGATAGCCGACAAGATCTCGATCACATTCGTCAGATCTTAAAAGGAGTATAAGCAGGAAAGTCGCACGGACGGCGGCGGATGCGCGGTTACTCCCTCCTGCGCCCGTTTTGGTCTCTGCGAGTTTCGGTTTCTCGATCGACCGAAATTGCACCGCATCGGACAGCCGCGGTGCCGAACGTTGGTTGCTGGGTTCTAGTGTAATCCGAGCGCGCCTTTCGCCCCTACGCAACACGAGCACAAGCAGAATACGAGCGGTTCTGCTGCCAACGTTCAGCCTGCGCAATAACCGCGGTATCGGGTATAAATAAGAGGTCTACAACAAGGAGTTGATAAATGGCTTACATGGATTACCTGTCGAGTATCAAATCGCTGTTTGGCGATAGCGCCGAGCTTACGGGCGACGGGCGCGATGCTGTTCTGTCTTTCAAGCCGGCTGAAGCCGCCCGCAGTGGTTTTGACAGCCCCGAGTCTGCGCGCCCCGAAGCTATTTTGTTAGCTATTCTGCAGCGCGCTTATGAGACGCAATGCATTACGCCAGCCCGCGCAATGGAAATCAACAAAACGGCTATTCTTGCAACTAAAAACGCTGGACAGGTCAACGGCGAGCAATACATTGTGCGTATTTTTTCTGCGCACACGGCTGTTGGAATTACCCCTGACTCGGTGTGAGCGTGGCGCGGCATGTACGATTATTTAATCGTCGGCGCTGGCTTATTTGGCGCCGTGTTTGCCGAGCGGGCAATGTCTCGCGGTAAAAAGGTTCTAGTAATAGACCGCCGCGAGCACATTGCCGGCAATTGCTACACCGAGCAGCGCCACGGGATAGAGGCGCACGTCTACGGGCCGCACATCTTTCACACGAACAGTGACAAGATTTGGGATTACGTGCGGCAGTTCGGCGAGTTCAGTAGTTTTGTGAACCGCCCAAAAGTAAATCATTCCGACATGATTTACTCGTTTCCGATTAACCTGTTTACGCTCTATCAGTTGTGGGGCGTTCGAACTCCTGAAGAAGCGCGGCGAAAACTTGAGTTGGCTCGGCTGCCGATTGCTAACCCACAAAATTTAGAGGAGTGGGCGCTGTCGCAAGTCGGCAAAGAGCTGTATGAGACGTTTATTCGCGGTTATACGCTCAAGCAATGGCAGCGCGATCCAAAAGATTTACCCGCGGCAATTATCAAACGCTTGCCCATCCGGCTGAACTACGACGACAACTATTTCACTGATCGCTATCAGGGTATTCCTGTAAAAGGCTATACCGCGCTGATCGGCAACATGCTCGCGGGCGCCGATATTTTGCTCGGGCACGACTACCTAGAAAAACGCGACCATTGGGACGCAATGGCGCACAAGACAGTTTTTACTGGCCGCGTTGACGAGTTTTATGAGTACAAGCACGGCGAGTTGGATTACAGGTCATTGCGGTTTGAGCACGAAAATTTGCCGATATCTGATTTTCAGGGAAATGCAATAATCAATTACACTTCAGAACTTGTGCCGTACACGCGAATTATTGAGCACAAGCATTTTACCGGCGCGCAAACGGACAACACGTACATTACACGTGAGTATCCGACAACGTGGGCCGAAGGCGAAACGCCGTACTATCCAATTAACGACGCCCAGAACACCGCACGATACGCGCAGTACTCAAAACGCGCGCAGCAAGAAACCAGATACGTGTTTGGCGGCCGCTTGGCGGAGTATCGATATTACGATATGCACCAAGTTATTGGTAGCGCTTTGACCATTTTTGAAAATAGCAAATGAGCATTCTATGGCCACGCTGCCGATTTACATGACCTACACGCCTAACTTTCAGAGTATGGCTTATCACGCGATTTCAACACTTGCGCATCCGCAAATTCGTGTGTGCGTGCTCGCAGCTCACGCCACCGCTCCTGGCACGGGCGATTTTCGAACGCCGCTGTGGTATCACATGCTGCGAAAAAAAATTGAGTTTGTTTCGGCGCGTATGCGCGAGCTGCCTGTCGGCACAGTGGTTGGCTTAGCGGATGTTGATATTCAGATTTTTGACGCGGCGGCGGTGTATGCGACAAAAACGTTGCTTGAAGCATCTGACGCGGTCTTGGCTGCAATGGCAGAGAAAGCCAGTGACTTCGTTCCAGGCGAAGCGACCGGCGACATAAACTCAGGATTTTTCTTAGTCAAGCACACTCCGCAAACGGCGCAGATGTTTGATGCAATACTAAACACAGATTTTTCTCAGCACTATCACGGCGATCAGGATGTATTTAACTCGTACTTGCGCGAGCACGCGATCGCATACCGGTTGTTGGATCCAAATGTATTTGCCAATAGCTGCAGCATGTTCATGTATAACATGGTAGATCCAAAAGACAGCCGGATGATTATGCATCACGCAACATGTTGTCGCTCAAAAAAAGAAAAAGAGATTGATCTGAATCGCGTCCGTGCGCTACGCGGTTTACCGCTGGTTGACTGGTCAGCCGTCGAGCTTACGAATCCGTACATTGAGCAATTTTAACGACAGGTTTGCGGTGACCTATGGATGTTAGCGCGCATGTAGTACTGGCGCACCATAGTGAAGACTTGGCGTGGACAGAGCTTTTACCGTTTCCGTATACCGTAATTTCACGCGCCGGAATGGCTCCCGAAGACTGGCCGAATAAAGGCCGGGAAGCCAGCGCTTACTTAGAATGGCTAATAGCAAACTACGATAACTTGCCGGACTACGTAGTTTGCTTGCACGCGCACAGATCTGCTTGGCATGCGCGCAGCAACATAGACGAGGTTTTGCGGGCAGTTAAGTTCGACTCAGATTATCGCAACTTAAACGACACGAGGATAATCACGCAACCCGAGCATTCGTGGGCGTGCGGTTTTGTCACAAAAGAACGTGCGGCGCTGGAAGCTATTCTGGGCGCTAGCATTGACGTTGCAAATCTGCGCTGTAATTGTTGCGCGCAGTTTTATGTTAGCCGTCATGCAATTCTGCGCCATGCAAAATCGGTGTACGAACAGCTGCGCGAGTGGGTGCGCGACACCGAGCTGTCGTCATACGAGGCGGGTCTTGTGCTTGAGTTTTTGTGGCATTTTATTTTTACCGGCAGTATAGTAGAGCTAGGTTAACGTAAAACAGGTGTGACAATGCGTGTATTGTTAAAATTTACGCACGGCCTGGGCGACGCCGTGCAGTTAACCATTATTTTGCGGCACCTGCAGCGCTACCGGCCCGAATGGACTGTCTACGTGCAAAGTCTTTATGGCAAACACTCGGCAATGCACGGCTTATGCGCCCGATCCTTTTCGGAGCGCGAACAGCAAATTCCGGAAGAGACGTATGACAAAATTGCGGATATTCACTGGCATGAATGCGACCGCAGTTTTGAAAATGTCCCGTCTACAAAGGCGGCGCGTTGTATTGAGGAGGTATTCGGTATCACGCCGGATCCGGAGTTGTTTTTCTACTCAATTTTGCCGTCGGCAACCGCCGCAGACATCGCTGATGATTATTTTCGACAAATAACCGGAAGAGACCCAATTAATGGACGATGGCCGGTTGTGTGCATTCACTACCAAGGCAATACGGCAATCGATAAAAAAAATTTACCGCATTCTGTTATTGCGCTAATTTGTCAGTCGTTTCAAGCAGCTGGTTTAGTGCCTGTAATTTTTGACTGGGATAATCGCACACCGCTTGCTGATAACGTTACCGTGTTTTGCCCGAACGCGTCGCATTCGATGTGGCAAAATCAGGGCACTGGCGACGCCGCATTAATTGCTGCGCTAATATCTCGAGCTAGTTTATTTGTCGGCATTGATTCCGGGCCGCTGCATGTAGCCGGCGCTACAACAACGCCGGCTATAGGTTTGTGGACGGGGCACACGCCGATCCGGTACTACGATTTTGCAGACAACGTAACGCATTTAGTGCCAGATCATGCACTGGCAGAAATGACACCTCAGCAAATTTCTGTGTTTAACCAGCATTACAGATATCAAATGCGTACGGACGCGCCGCTCGCCGTGGATATTATCGCGCTTGCTGCCGCGTTAACTAAAAAGGAGCTGCCAACTGTGCAAAATAACGAGCTAATTAACGCGCATAGCTTTATGGTTCGGCGAAATAACATCAATCAAGATTTGACAATTGTTGAAGACGTGTATTTAAATGACTGTTACAAAACAGCTATTATTCCGCAGGTTATTGGCCGCGCTCGCGTCGTCGTCGATATCGGCGCGCACATCGGCACATTCGCGAAGCTCGTGCGCGAAAAAAATCCAAACGCAAAAATTATATGCGTCGAAGCTTGTCCAGAAAATATCGATGCTCTCCGCGCCAACGTCGGCGACTTCGCCGAAATTGTGCACGCTGCGTGTAGCTATGAGCCTGGCGAATTGGCGTTATGTAATGCTGTTCGGCCAGACTGCGTTAGTACTGGCGGGTCTATAGTCGTCTCGGCGGATGCCGTGCTTGCGCGCGCGGTCGGCGAGTACTGGCCCGACAAACGGCCGCTGCAAAAAGTTACGCTAGAGCAGTTAGCCGCGCGATTTAATTTCACAACAATTGATTTGTTGAAACTAGACTGCGAAGGTAGTGAGTATTCAATTCTTGGAAATTGCGACATATCGCGTGTTGGGTTTATTCTTGGCGAGTATCATGACCAGGCTCGCTGGGATGAATTTAGGCAGTTGCGTTTTGCTGATTGGGATTACGGACATATGTCTCAAGCAAATAATATGGGCAATTTTCATCTTCGTAATCCTGCCGGCGCGTGATAAGTTACGTGCGTTATGCCGCGCAAACTCATTCTCACTAACCGGCAAAGCCCGGGTGACCTGGTGATGCTGCTGTACGCCATCACTAGTCTGCATGAGGCGTATCCGGGCGAATATCTAACAGACGTGCGCGTGTCTGTTCCCGAGATTTTTGAGTTCAATCCGCTGATCACAAAAATAGCAGACGATGACGGCGAATCTACGACGTTTCGCATGGAGTATCCGCAGGTACACGACAGTAACTCGAAGCCGTTTCGTTTTATTACCGCGTTCACTGACGACTTATCCAAAAAATTAAATCGAGCAATCCCGCCAACTAAGTTTGCCGGAATACTGCCGATAAGCCCGCAGGAGCAGCAATGGTACTCAGCTATTCACGAAAAACTCGGCCGTGATGTACCGTACTGGGTGATTAACGCCGGACACAAATACGACTTCACTGCCAAAACGTGGTCATTCCAGCGTTATCAGGAATTGGTCAGCTGCTTTCCTGATGTGTGGTTTGTGCAGGTCGGCGCGAAAGAGCACAACCATCCAAAACTGGCGGGGCGCAATGTCATTCGAATGGTTGGCGAAACGACGACACGCCAGCTCATAAGACTTGTGTACAACGCGTTTGGCGTCATCAGTCAAGTAAGCTTTCCAGCGCATTTGTCGTACGCTATTCCGCCGCATCCGCGCTTTAAACGCCGATCCCGCGCGAGCATTGTGGTAGCTGGCGGCCGAGAGCCGGCGCATTGGGAAGAGGGGCCTAATCAGCACTTTCTGCATACATGCGGAATGCTGCCGTGCTGTGATCACGGTGGTTGCTGGAAAAGCCGCGTTGTGCCGCTTAACGATAACGACAAACAAGACAACAGTCTGTGCGTTTCGCCGGTCAAACTTGCAGATGGGCAGTGGATCGCTAAATGCATGGACATGATCGAGGTTGACGATGTCGGCAAGATCATTTCGCGTTATATGCAGAACCTAGAGTACGAGCCCAAAAAATGAATCCGTATCGGAAGACAACGATTGCAATTGATTTTGATCGCACGTTTACCAGCGATATCGATTTTTGGCGCGGTGTTATAGCTTTAGCGGTTACGCGCGGCCACGATGTGCTATGTGTAACTGGGCGCACTGATTCAACAGCAAGCCGCGCGGAAATTGCTAGGGTATTCGGGCCGTACATTTTCAGTCGGCTTAAATGCTGCATATTTTGCAATCACTCGCCAAAGCGCGCTGTTGTGTTATCTCACGGTTATAAAGTTGATATCTGGATTGACGATTTACCAGAAGGCGTTGGCGCAAAAGACGCGCAGGCTTTTCAACAACTAGAACGCGAATTTTGCGTTTTTGAGACGTTGCCGATTCTTGACGGCAACCCTGTCAGCCACAAAACGATTTTGCGGTCGTTTTAGTAAAATAGACTGCAACAGCCGGAAGGATCTGGCTGAAATATCGAGCTGAACGGATTCAGTGATGCAGCATCGCTGGCATTACATCTACGTAATTTTGTACCCAGAGCTTGGGTATAAGTTTTATTACGGGTCGCGCATCACTGCGAAGCACCCCGAAGACGATGTAATGTATTTCGGATCGTCAAAGACGTTCAAACGTTACAACGACATAAATGACGCAGAATATCAAATTACGGCGTTAAAAGTCATTTTGTGGGCGGCAAAGCTGCCGCATTGCAAGAAAAATACGCGGCAACTAAACGAGCTTGAAACGAAGCTCATACGCGATGCGCTCACAAACGTTGAGCACTTAGGGCCGGATGTTTGCCTGAACCGTAGTTACGCCGGCCGTCCCGCGCTCACGCCACAGGAGCAGCGCGAGATCGGGCTGCGCGTAGTGGCTAACGGCGGCGGGTTTTTTGGCATGTCAAAACGCCGGCACATGCACTTTGCGAAACTCGGCGGGCATAAATCGCACGCTATGGGTGCCGGCGTACACGGCATATCAAAAGAACAGCTAGCGGATGCGCAAAAACGCGGGCGCGCGACTATTGTGGCTCGGTACTCCAAGACATATACGTTTATTAATCCAGCTGGGCAATCTGTTACATTTACAAATCTAAAGCAATTTTGCCGCGACAACGATTTAAATCCCGGGCATATGCGCAGTTTAAATAGCGGCCGGCTTAAAACGCACAAAGGCTGGAAGAAAGCATGTTAATCAGTATTCCGTATTTTTATGTCGTCGTTCTGGGCGCTATTTGTGTAGGTTTTGGTTATGTAGCTGGATACGCTGTCGGGCGGCTGGACCTAATTTGGTGGTCATTTTCCAATTTCCAGAAAGTGGAACCTGCCCAATATTCGCAATTCGCGAATCGCGAAAAGCGCGAAAAGCGCGAAAAACCGCGGGATTTTGTGGCCAGAGCCGCCGAAGACACAGCCCGCGAAAAAATCGAAATTGATGAGCGTAAGTTTGTTACAGCTATAAAAACAGCTGATTTTGTCAAGAACGAAAAAACAACACTTGGCAAAACCACCGAATCAGACGATGATATTGGAGCCTCCGTGTCGAAACTTGCGCAGCTAAAAGGAAAATAACATGGCAAAAGGCCTAGACGTTGGTACATCTTTTGTTGTTATGGCCAAAGACGGCGAACACGGCAAAGTCGAATACAAAGACTTTCGTGATGCATTTTACGTCATCAAGCCGACTACGCCCGTCGCGACAAAGATGATCGAGAAGGGGTTGGCTGGCCGTGTTTTTGTTAAGGACGAATCTGGCGCGTTTATTCTGCTGGGTCAGGACGCTATCGAAAAGGCCGTTGAACGCAACGACTCGGCCAAGCGCCCTATGTACCGCGGCGTCGTATCGCCGAAAGAAAAGGACGCAAAACGCGTGCTTGCATTCATTCTGCGCGAAGTTTGCGGCCCGGCTGTTCCTAGCGAGAAAATCGTGTTTTGTATTCCGGCGCAGCCTGTTGATCAAACCGACGACGATTTTGACGTCGGGTACCACGAAGACGTAGTAAAGCTCATCCTGTCTGAGGCTGGCTACGTCCCGCGCGCGATTAACGAAGCCGAGGCGCTGTGCTACTCGGAGTTTGAAAATGACGACTATACCGGTGTCGGCCTGTCATTTGGCGCGGGTATGGTAAACGTTTGCGTAATGCTAAACGGTGAACCGACTGTAACATTTTCGACTACCAAGTCCGGCGACTGGGTAGATCGCATGGCGGCCGTGGCAACTTCCGAGCCAGACTCGGTAGTCCAGGCCGAAAAAGAGCACGGGCAGTTTACAGTGGGCGAGCCGAATGATAATCCGATTCTTGGCGCTGTTTCGTCGTACTACGACAGGTTAATTGAGTACACGGCCAAGCAACTGTCTGCCGCGTTAACTGGGCACAAACTATTACCTAAATTCAAAGAGCCGCTTGTTATTGCTGTCGGCGGTGGCACATCTCAGGCGAACGGTTTTGTACCGTTATTCGCTAAAAAACTCAAAGAAGCGGGCTTTCCGTTACCCGTTAAAACTGTGCGGCACGCCGCAGATCCTCTTCATGCTGTTGCTCGCGGCTGCTTAATTGCCGCGAAAATTCTGTAAGAATTTCAGCCCAACTTTTCTTACTGGTAAAATTGGTTACGTCGTAAGTTAGTCGTGGTGGCCGACTGGTTAGGGAAGCAAAACGCTGCGCAGGGATGCAAGGCGTTTTGACAGGAATCCGTGGTCAGGCTATGGCCGCGCACACGGTAGGTGGAGCAATGAATGCCGCACGGGGTTGAGTTTACACCCTAGAAAGTCATTGCAATGCCCCGGTTCGCCGGGGTTTGGACCTGTGGGAGGGGATCACAGGGGCTTACGACAATTAGCAAGTAACCGAACAGTAAGAGCGAAAACGTGTTAGACGAATATTTTCATTCGCTATCTGTATTCGCCAGTGCTTTTGGCGTGTCTGCTTTCGCCGGCCTAGCGACGCTTTTACGCTTCGCAAAGCGGCTTTCCTGGCTTTCTGTAATAAGCGCTATGTTAAACGCTGGGTTTTTAGGGCTCGCTATCGCGCTTATCTGGTACCAGAACTACTTAAAATCTGAAAATGTGTCTGGTTTGCTCGGAATTTGCGTACTGGCCGGCATGGGTGGTTCCACGCTCAGTGATTTGTTAATATCAGTAATTGCTGGTGCCGGCATTAGTGTCAAAATCACGCACGAACGGGATCGCGACGGAGACTACAGAAATGACAGCAAAGATGCGAAAAACTCTTAGCTGGGCGGCAATTTTTGGCTCATTTGTCTGTTCGATTCTTTTGCGATTTTCTGCGTTAGCTGCCGTTCAGCACGTGACCGCCTCGGCCGCCTCGGCAGCCCCGGAGCCAGTAACGCAATCCGCGGAGATTAGCGCCCCTCGTAAATAATTGCTCGATAGCACAATGGTAGTGCACGGCACTGTTAATGCTGGGGTTGTAGGTTCGAGTCCTACTCGAGCAGTCTGGATTGCCTATGGACGGTTTATCGGTTTTATCCGCGTTTTCGGCCGACAGCGCTGCTGCGGCTTATCAGTCGGGTAATGCGCATGGTTGGTTAGTTAAATCAAGCCAAGCCGCGGTTAATACGCATTGTCTGTCCGGCCGGCTGTATGTGGCTAAAAGCGGCTGGCTGCTGCTGTCCGTACCTAATGCGCTTGTGCGCGGTGTTTTTGACGCGTTAAACGCGCCGGGCGTCGAGTTGCCGCTCGCGGGCGCCATGAACGTGCCGAACGTAGACAAAGATCTACTAAACGCGCACATATCAGTAATGACAGCCGCCGAAGTAGAAGCTATCGGCGCTAAGAACATCAACGAGCGCGGACACGCGTTTCGCTATACGCTTGGACCGGTTAAAGAAGTGCCGGTCAGTAATATTGACGGCGTCAGCAAAGTCTGGTTTATCCAGGTATCCAGCCCGGAGCTCGCCGCGCTCCGAAAAACTTACGGGCTGACGCCAGCTATCAAAAACGATGAGCCGTTTCACATTACAGTAGCTGTCCGCCGCCGCAACGTGATGCGCGAGAACGACGTCAGCAAGTGTTACGAAACCTCTGCTGAAAAGGCGAGCGGGCATAGGTTTAGTAACACCGACGTAAGCTACGACTGCAATTGCTCCGGGCGTTGCACATGCCCGGCCAATTGTATCTGCAAAAAATCAGGGTATTGCGGCCTTAAAACCGCGCATAAAAAATCGGCCGGCGAACTTCTCCACGGCGGCGAGGCAGACAACGTACCCGATCGTCAGTTTCCTCCAAAGGCGTTAGCCGAAGGAAAAGCACATGAGCGCGAACACACAGACAACAATCAAATCGCCGGCGAAATTGCCAAGGATCATCTGCAAGAAGACCCCGCCTACTACAAAAAAGTCGAGCAAGTAGAAAAAGAGGCTATGCCGGAGATCATCAAAAAACTCCGCGAGGCCAAAGCGCATTCCGACGCTAAACGATATGACCGCAAAAACGCTATTCTGCGTGAGTTGATGAACAAAGCGCCGGAAGAGTGGCACGTTGACGATCCGGTGCCGTATCACATGGGTATCACGCACGCGCCGACAAAATTTCGGTTTCACGCTGACCCGCAGATTATCCCAACAGGCGTGAAAGTAAAAGCAGCAGAGGTCAATCCGTACTGGGCGCAGTTAATGAATACGACGCCGGTAATAGACCGCAATAAGACGCTGTGGCAGAACTTTTTTTCGCATTTACAGCGCGTGAAAAGTCGCGGGGATGTTACGGCCGATATGCAGCAAAACAATGAAGCATGGCGCGCCGAGCTTATTCCTGGTTACCGCGAACGTATGAATATGGCTATCGCACGCGGTCAGTACCCGAAACAAAATCCGGTAACCTCGGCAATTAGAAATTACGGCGATTCTGTTTTAAATAGGTTAGCCTAATATGGGGCCGATTATCACTCGAATTCGAAACTGGTTTTCACCAGAAGTGCCCCCACCGTCGCCCGAGCCGTTGCCGACACCCGCACCAGAACCAGACGCGAAAATACCAGAACCGAGCCGCATTCAGGTGCTCAATTTTATTCGCGCGCTGATGATACTCCGTAACGCCCCGTTTAAAGAACTTAGCGCCGAGTTCACGAAGCTTCCGCATAAAAAGATTGCTTACGCAATTGGCGCGATTATTTGGGTGTTTATGTCGTACACGTTTTTGAAGTATCTACTTGGGTTGTAAAATAACGAGATGACGCAAAATAGCGATAATATCTCTGCAGTTGATTGGCAAAACGTGCCGGAGCGCGTTAGCGTTCTTTTTCCAGCTGCGCTTACGCTGCGCGCTATGCACGACAAAGTGGCAAGCGATGTCGGTATTTTGGCTATTGCGTCGGTTGCGTGGTGCCCAGAAGCCAATAAACTGATTGTGTGTACGCCAGAGAAATTACCGGCCGCGCTCAAACAAGCGTATGCTAATTCGCTTGGCGCTGATTGCGGCGTAGCGTTTGCCACAGCGCTTCCGGATATTTATTCCGCTGTTGTCGTTAAAGAAGCCAGTTTTACTGGCATGGTCAATTCCGGCTGGAATACAGCTAATCGCGCGCTCGGCGGACCCACGCCGTTATCGAATGCGATTGTTTCTGGTCTTGTTCTTGGCGGACTTGGTTACGGCGCAGGTACGTTAGCTGAAAACATTATCCCTGAGCAGTATTTAGAGCGCGGCCGCCTGCGCAAACCGCTCGGGATTACTGGGCTGCTCGCTGGTTTGGGTGTCGGGCATCTCGGCGCAACTGGCACATCAAAAGCATTGAATCAGGGGTATCTGCGCTCTTGGGTCACGAATAACAAAACACCTACTCCGGCAGAAAAAACAGCTGCGCCATCAAACACCGGTTTGTTTGCGCCGACTATTCCTGTAGACGCGTTTAACCGCGCGGTTTGGTCTGATGCGGCTACTGGTTACAGTCAAGCTGGCATTGTTGGCGGGCACACAGCGCCGCAAATCGCAGCCGCCACGACTGGCATTATGCGCGGCGTTGCGGCGCAAACGCGCTCGCCAATTGTCAGCCCGGCTAACGTCATTAATACACTTGCGTCGGCTGGTGTCGGGCTAGCCACTGCTAACGTAGCTGGGCGCACAATTGGCGCGCTGGCCGGCATGACACCAGCGGCTCAAGAGAAAATTCAAGACATTGGGCTGTGGGCTGGCGCGCTGCATGCGGTAATCCCGCCGCTATTCGGTAGTAACTAAATTTTGATTGCACAAACGCGGTCAGATAGTGAGAATTGTTGAATACACAAGGAGTTAATCATGACAAAAAAGACAACGACAGCTGCCGCCAATGTTACGCCCGCGCCGGTAAGCACTGTAGCTGCCCTACGCGAAGAGCTTCGCGTACTGAGCGCGGCGGCTGATGCTACGGTTCCGCAAAAAGAGTGGATTACGCCAGAATTTATTTCAATGGTGACATCGGTCGGTATTAATCTTGTAACCGCTGCGTCAGTTGTTGGCTGGGTTGACGCCCACGCGGCGCAAGAGCTTACAAAAGCGATTACGGCGCTTGGCGTTGCTATCGGCGCGCTCAGCGCGAACGCCGCGATTATTTGGCGGTATCTTGCCGGCCGGCAGGCTGTCAAGGTTGAGGCTATGCGTATGAAGTATCAATACATGGAGACGGTTGCTATTGAGCGCATGCGTTCAAACGCCGGCTGGTGATGTCTGACGACGCACTTATTGCAAAAATCGAATCGAGTCCGGTTCTACGGCAGGCAAGTGAGAAGCTGTTTTCAGAGGTCTCATTTCGTGCTGGCAAATCGGCTCGGTTCGCAATTATTACGATTCTCACGGCGATCTCTATCGTCGTGCAGATTATCGCGCTGTGCCAAAAACGGCACAGCAAGGACACAATTGTCGATTGGCTGAAAAACGCGAGAACACTCCCGCGATTTCGCACAGTTCGTTTGCGCCGGCGGTTAGACGCGTTGTGGCAAGAGCACTGCGGTGACGATCCGGAAGAATGCGAAAGTAACGCGCTGTTCGCCGCGATAATGGACGTCGGCGAGAACGCGACCGACGAAGAAATTAACGAACTTCTTCGGCTGGCGGACGAGACGCAAGCCGACAAATAAGCAATGGAGGCTTGTAATGGCTAAAGCAGCTCCGGCACCACATCACGTAATGCCAGTGGTCGAGATTTTGCGTAAACTGCAGACGCTCGGATATTTCGGCGATCAAAAATGGTCTCAGGTTAAAAAAACTAGCGGTAAGGCGTTAGAAGCCGCGATTAGGCAGTATCAGATTTTTAACGGATTAGAGCAGACCGGCGTAGTCGGTCCGCGTACTGCGCACGTCATGGCTCGCCGCCGTTGCGGGTTACCTGATTTCAATATTTCCGGCCGCGATCAACCATGCAAATGGCCGATGTCGCAAATTACGTATTACTCAAAACTTACGTTGCCCGGAATTTCTGAGTCTCAAACTAATCAAGCGTACGACATGGCGTTTGAGCAGTGGTCCGCGGTCTGCAACATCGATCCAATTCGCGTAGACAGTCCAAGCACCGCGAACATTTTTGCGAGATCGGGCAAGGGCAAAGCCGACAGTTTAGACGACCGCGGTGGCACACTTGCTTGGAGCGAATTGCCGTGCGGCGTGACTCAAAACATGCAGCTTGATCAGATGTTTGACGAGGCGGAAGAGTGGACATTCGATATGGCGGTGGCCGTAATTTGCCACGAACTCGGGCACGCCCTCGGTTTGGCGCATTTAGGTAAAGGTAACCTGATGGCGCCATATTACGACCCGAACGTAAGTACGCCGCAAAAGGGCGACATCGCCGAGATGGCGGCGCTTTACGGTAAGCGGAAAAAACTAACAAAACCCGGCGGAAAAGACACGGTGCAGGTGCATGGCACTCTTGTGATTAACGGGCGTCCATATATGCTTGTGCCGCAATTCTGATAAAATGCATTCAACCCTTTGCGTATTGGAGCTAACATGACAGCGATTCAGGTGGTACTTGGCGTTGCGTTTCTGGCTGCATTAGTTGGTGTTTACTGGAAACAAGTTGCGGCGATTTTTGGCCGAACTGTACGGTTTCGCGCCGGTCAGAAATCCTCTATCGCCGTAGAGCTGGTCGACGATATTCTGTCTGTTACGCAACTTCGCGACAAATTAGCCGCCGAGGGTTATCAAGAAGGCGTAGATGCGTGCACGGTACTTCTTCGCGTAATTGTCGAGCATAACCACGCGACACAGGGTGTTGTATGAAAAATTTAGTTTGGGTACTCGGCGTTTTACTCGCGTTGTCGTTCTTTTTTCCGGATGCGGGTAAATTGCCCACACCGCCTGTTCCCGCGCCTGCCCCAACTCCGGCCCCGCCAGTTGAAACAGACGCAAAGATTGCCGGACTGTTAGCTGACGCGACGCCGGAGGACAAAGCGCGCGTTGCCAGTATCTACACCGGGCTGCGCACAGTGCTTTCACGCGATAAGGGCGAGTTTGTAAACAATACTGAGCGGTTTGCCGTACTTCAGGCGAACACGCTCAAGCTAGCGGTAGAGCAAGTGGGGCGTTATCCTGGTTTGGACGTTGCCATCGAGGCTGTGTTTAAAACCGCAATTGGGACAGACGACGTGGCTCAAATTACGCCAGAAGTCACAGCGGCGTTGTGCAAAGCCTGCGACATCATCATTAACTCGACTAACTGACATGGCCGATACCGAACACTTCTTCGAGTCTGTCTTCGACGTAGCCAAGGCTTACGAGCAGGGTTTCGTCGGCGCGTACAGCAATCCAGAAGCAGCGGAAGCACTGCGGGATCAGATTAAAGCGGCGGGCGGTATTCCGGACGGCGCGATGGCGTGCGCGGAATATCGATTAGCTGAAACAGGCAAGGGCAAATTAAGTTTGCCTTTTCTGGAGATTTTAACGCTGTACCCGGATTGCTTGCCGGGCGGCGCGCAGGGCCGTGGCGATTGTGTCAGTTGGTCTACGCGTAACGCCTGCCTTGGCACAATGTGCTGCGAAATTACTAGCGGCTTGCCTGATCAAAACAGTGGCAGGCTTGAGGGCGCGCCTGACGTTTCTGACACAGCGCGGCTAAACGGCGTGCTGAGCACCGAGGCGATTTATAACTGGCGCCGTCACGGCGGCGACGGGTGGAGCTGCGCAGAAGCGGCGCGGGTTGTGTTGAATGACAGTGGTCTGTGGTTGCGTAAAAAGTACGACGAAATCAATGTAGATTTTACGCAGTACAGCGCACGTAATGCGGGGATCTACGGAAGCCGAACGCCGCCTGAAACATGGCGCGCTGTTGGCAAAGATCATCTTGTTCAGACAATCACTGAAGTAGAAACGTACGAAGCGCTTCGCGACCTTTTAGCAAACGGATACTGCGTAAGCAGCTGCGGCGGCGAGGGTTTTTCATCGCAGCGCGATGAGAATGGTTTTTCGCGTCGGCAGGGCTCTTGGGCGCACGCGCTCGCATATCTCGGCGTAGACGATCGTCCCGACATTATCAAGCTGTATGGCGAACCGCTCGTGCTGGTTCAAAACAGCTGGGGAGATTGGAATGACGGGAGTCGGCGCATCTTCGGCACGCAGATAGATATACCGATCGGCGCATTTTGGGCGAAATGGTCGGATATCAAAAATCGATACATGGTCGCGATTTCTGGTGTAAATGGCTGGCCGCCGAAAAAGCTGAAAAGTTTTGGCGCGCTCGGCAACATATAACGAAGACGTGTCGCAAAAAACGTAAAAGGACAACACATGTTTGAGTGGTTGTTTTTGCTCTTTTTCCCGGTGGCGCCTAAACATGCCGAACCGCCCAAACAAGACTTTGTCGGGGTGGTCGCTGCAGAGGCTGCTTATACTGCTTTGTTACCTAGTAAAAAAGAAGTAAAGCCCAATCGGCCCATCGATCCCAATTGCCCGACTTGCCGCGGTACTGGTAAAGTGCGCTCTGGCGACGGCATTAGCTGGACGAAGTGCCCGACATGCCAAGCTGCTGAAGAAATGAAACCGACGCAAAACCCGTCGATGCGGCTGCAGGTTAAACCGCTGCCTTCGCCGAAAACAAGCTCTTGCCCTACTGGCGCTTGCCCGTATCCGCGCGGTTAAACAAACGAGGTTCAAATGGCTGATCGCAAGGACGTGATCGGAAAATGCTACACGTATCGCGGGCTGAAGTTTTACGCGCAAAATGGGTTTATCTGCCTGCATGACGAAGATACCGGCGAGTACTTCGTTCTAACGCGGCGCGAATTTCTTGAGCGGGCCGCTGCGCTGAGCTTAGAGATCAAACAGCTCCGCGACATGATGGCCGCGAATCCCAGCAAAAAATGGCTGGTGGCGGACCGCATGGATTTGCAGAACGGCATAGACATGATGATCGCCGCGGCAAAAGAAGCCAAAGAACAGGGCGACAGAACAGATCCTGATGTTGATGCCTGGTTCATGCGGCACCGCCCGAATCGCAAAAGTAAAGTATCGCTGGCGGCTGGCGCAAATTTCACATTAAACACGCCAGGCGCGCTGTCGTTGGGCGCCGATACCGGCAAGCACGTTAAACCTGACTTTTCAGTTTCTCCGGGGCAATCTGGTAAAAAGAAGATCATCCTCCCCGGAGAATTCTGATGGAAATCACCGCGCAAGATGCGTTTAAGCTCGGCTTTCTCACCCGCTGTGCCGAAGAGCAATTAACGGGGGAAGCGCTCGACGCCCGGCTGGACAAAGTCGCCGAATTTAACAAGCGCGCCGGCGGGCTGTATGAGTACAAGCCGACATCGGTATCACTGCCGGGTACGAGCGAGATTGCCGCGCTAACAAAGCCGCTCGTTGGGTGGGCGCAGTCGATGTACGCGCTGCCGTTCGCGGCATCGATCCTCGGCGGCAGTGGCTTGGGGTATGGCGCGGCGAAAATGATGGAGCCGCAAATATCAGAAGATGAGATTAAAGCGCAAGAACTAGCCGACACATATCGGCTATACGCCGAAAAAGCCAAAGCACGTAAAAAAGTTCGGCAATATCGTCTGGGGCATAACGCGTCGTGAGTACGAAAAAGTATTTTGGCGAGCGCGGCGGTCCGATGCACGGCAATGAGCGCTTGCATTGGCCGGGCACTGCCGATGGTTTTCCTGTTGTCGGCGGGGCGATGCCGGCAGACTTAAAAAAGGAAGAACTGGAAAATCTCGATTTACGCCTTGATTTCAAAAGCAAAATGTTTGAGCTTTGGGATCCGGCACAGAAAGCGGAATTTGACGACGTTAACGATAAAATAGTAAACGGATGGTTTTTACTGCAGCGCCGAATGGATAACTGGGCCGAGGATCACAAACATTTTCGTGTTTGGCTTGAGTGGGCCCAAGTTTACGGCATGCTACCGCCAAAGGCCTGATAATGACAAACGAAAAAACAGCTCTGTTTCAGTGGCTTATCGACGCTTTACCCGGCGGCGCTATTGAGCAGTCTCGTGCGCGGGCTGCACTGGCAAAACTTTACGACCCAGCGCAGGCCAAGCAGATGGGAGAAAATCTTGGTGGTCTGGCGCTTGGCGGCGTTGGGCTCGGATTATCTGGTTCGCGGTTGTATCACCTGGTCAGCGAGCTGAACAGAAAACCAAGCAAGTACACGAAATTTAGCCCCGGCGCTAAGGGCGTTGATGACGAAGAAAAGCTAGCCAGCCTAGCCGATATCTACACGAACGTGGTTAGCGCGCCCGGCAAGCTCATTCAAAATATCACGACTGACAAAGGCACGCGCGACGCGTTGTTTCAAACAGCGCAAATTGCGAGCATCATGGGCGGCACTGCAGCCGGCGCGCACGCAATGAACAAGCTGGTAAATGAAAAACGCAAAGAAAATCTCAAAGAACAAGTTGAAGACGCTAAGAAGCAGTACATGCGGGCGCTGTTAAGCAAAAAGCACGCGGCTGCTTTGGATTCGGCTTTTAGCGCATTACAAGACGCCACGCAAGAAAAGCGCGCAAATTTATGGGGTATTATGCGGATGCCGTTTGATTCCGCCCGGTTAGTCGCGAAGGCGTTGGGCGACAAAGATGAATCACTCTACAAGGCCTATGTAGCGACTGTTCTCGGCACTGGCGGTCTTGCCGGCAAAATGACATATGACTGGACTAGAGCGCGAGGTCGCGACAAAGCTGTCGCAGAGGCTCAGAAGGCACGCGCCCGTATGGCCGGAATTGCGCCAATTCACGTCGACCCCGAACAAATGGCGGCGCTTAAACGAGTCGCAGCTGACGACTAATGAGGTGTCACTATGCCGACACCCGAATCGTCAAATTCGATTCTCGGTTCGCAAACTAGACCGTTTGGCGACATTGGCGCATTGCGCCAGAATATTTTCCAGCAGTCGCAACAGTCTGCGGCAACTGTCGCGCCGTTCCGGCCGGAGGTTACGCGCAAAGGCATTTTTGATACTGTTGCGCAACAGGCGCAGCAGATAAAGCCAGTTCAAAATGATCTGTATACGCTGTCGATTAGCGACGTCGGCTACGAAGGCCCAGAGCGGTTTACAAAAAAAGACCATAAGCAGGCCGTGTTGTCTCACGGCAGCCTCGCGAGAAAACTACGCGGTACCTGGCAGCTGACAGACAATAAGAGCGGCGAAGTGATCGCCAATCGCCGCGCGACGCTGGCCAATGTGCCGTACATGACAGACGCCGGCACATTTGTGCACAACGGCGTTGAGTATACGCTAGCGCATCAATTGCGTCTTCGTCCTGGCGTATACACGCGCGAGAAAGACAACGGCGAGCTCGAGGCGCATGTAAATGTGCTGCCCGGCAAAGGCCGCATGCATCGATATTATCTAGATCCAAAAACCGGTGTATTTAAAATCAACATCGGGCAGGCGCAAATTCCGCTCATGCCGCTACTCAAAGCAGTCGGGGTGTCGGAGCAGGACATTCGATCGGCGTGGGGCAATGAGCTGACCGCGGTTAATATGGCCAAAGGTGATGCCGGCACATTAGACAAACTCTATAACCGTCTTGTCTACAAACCTGTGGCCGGGCTGGACGCAGACGGCAAGCAGCGCGCAATCGCCGAAGAGTTTGCGAAAATGGAGATGGATCCAGAAGTAACAAAACGCACGCTCGGCGAGCCGCTAAAGAACTTGACGCCTGACGCTATTCTGAAGATCACAAAAAAGCTGATTGCTGTAAATCGTAAAGAGGTCGACACAGACGACCGCGACAGCATGGCGTTTCAGCAGGTATTCGGGCCGGAAGATTTGATCGCTGAGCGGTTTACAAAAGATCGCGCAATGGTCAGGCAGCTTTTGTGGAAAGCGACGGCTAAAAAAACACTTGATCACATTCCTACCGGCGCGTTCAACAAAGCTATTACTGCGGCGCTGATTGGCAGCGGGCTTGGCTCAAGCCTTGAAGAAATTAATCCGGCTGAAATTTTCGATCACCAAACGCGCGTCACCAGACTTGGCGAGGGCGGTATCGGTAGTCTTGACGCAGTGCCGGTAGAAAGCCGCAGCGTGCAGCCGAGCCATTTCGGTTTTATTGATTATCTGCGCACACCAGAGAGCGGAAAAGTCGGCGTCGATATGCGATTTGCCCGCGGTGCTGTAAAGGGCGCCGACGGCAAAATTTACACGCAAGTCAAAAATCTGAAAACTGGCAAACTGGAATACAAATCGCCGCAAGAAATAGCGGACATCCCGATTGTATTTCCGGGAGAAGAGGAGAGCGATTTGCCGGCGGTGGCTGCAATTGTTAACGGCAAGATGACCTACATTCCGCGCGAAAAGGCGGAATACATGCTGCCGAGTATGGACGCGTCTTTCTCGACTCTTGGCAACATGGTACCGCTGAAGTCGATGATGAAGGGGCATCGCGTAATCATGGGCAGCCGCATGTTTACGCAAGCGCTTCCGCTAACTAAACCAGAAGCGCCGTTTATTCAGTCCGCGATGGCTGAAGACGTAAACAAGTCATATGAAGATGATATGGGCACAAGCCTCGGCGCTATCCGGGCAGATGCTGTAGCTCAAGTTGTGGCTGTAACGCCAGATGAGATTATCTTACGCGACAAGAATGGCGATAAGCGCTCAATCGATCTGTATAACGACGCGCCATTTAATCGCAAAACGTTCTGGACGCAAACACCACTTGTGCAGCCGGGCGACACAGTAAAACCCGGGCAATTGTTGGCGCGGTCTAATTTCACAGACGACAAGGGGACTGCGGCGCTCGGCCTAAATATGCGCGTTGGCTATTTACCGTTCCGCGGCGCTGTATACGACGATTCAATTGTGCTGTCGGAATCGGCGGCTAAGCGGCTGACTTCTGAGCACATGTACCAGCACGAAGCAGAAGCCGACGACAATACGCACATCGACAAAAAGAAATTTATCAGCTTGTTTCCCGGCGAGTATGACAAAAAACTGCTAAGCAATTTCGACGACAACGGCGTGATTAAAAAGGGCGCAACAGTAAATTACGGCGATCCGCTAATCCTTGTTAGCCAAGCACGCGAGACGACATACGGTCAGGTGTTTCGCGGCAAGTCTGCAAATTTCACAAATAATTCAGTTACGTGGGAGCATCATGCGCCCGGCGTAGTTACAGACGTCGCAAAAACAAAAAACGGTTTCAGCGTTGTTGTGAAAAATCAAGCACCGATGGAAGTCGGCGACAAGCTTACGGGACGTTTCGGAGATAAGGGCGTAGTCGCTCAAATTATCGCTGACGACGAAATGCCGCAGGACAAGCAAGGCCGGCCGTTAGAGGTTTTGGTTAGTCCGCTTGGTTTAGCCAGCCGCATTAATCCGTCACAGCTTGTGGAGGCCGCGCTGGGTAAGGTGGCAGAGAAGACAGGCCAACCCTACAAGATAAAAGACTTTGACAGCGCTAAGGATCTCATACAGTTTGCAAAAGACGAATTACGTAAAAATCAACTGCAAGATTTAGAAGACGTAACTGACCCAACTACTGGCCGCAAAATACGCGGCGTGTTGACGGGTAATCGCTTCTTTATGAAGCTACACCACACCAGCGAAAGTAAGGCGCAGGGGCGGTCTACAGGCGGGTATACCGCTGAGGGCGCTCCGGCGAAAGGCGGCGTCGAAGGCGCGAAACGCGTCGGCATGCTCGATCTCGGCGCTTTGTTATCGCACGGCGCCGGTCAAGTTATTCGTGACGCCAAGATGGTGCGGGGGCAGGCGAATCCGGAGTATTGGTCGCAGTTCATGGCTGGGTATTCGCCGCCGCTGCCAAAAATTCCGCAAGTTTACAGTAAGTTTGTGGAGCAGTTGCGCGGTGCCGGAATTAACACTGTGCGGCAAGGCACCAAAACGCACATCATGGCATTAACGGATAAAGACATCGATGAACTTGCCGGCGACCGCGAAATTCAAAATGCAGAAACAGTCGATTGGAAGGGCGGCTTACGGCCGAAGTCAGGCGGGTTATTCGACGAAACATTGACTGGCGGGCATAACGGCAACCGCTGGTCGAAAGTTACGCTGCACGAATCAATGCCTAATCCCGTAATGGAAGAACCCATCCGGCGCACACTTGGGTTAACCGAAAAGACGTTTCGTGCTGTACTCGCTGGTCGTGAAAAATTGGGCGACCAAACAGGCCCGGCGGCAATTAAGACAGCGCTCAGCCGGATTAACGTACCCAAGGCAATTGAGCAGGCGCGCGAGGATATCAAATCTGGCCGTAAAACGATGCGCGATGCTGCTGTTCGCCGCTTAGCGTTTTTAAAGACTGCTGAAAAGACTGGTGTTCACCCAGAAAATTGGATGCTGTCTAAGATGCCAGTTATTCCGCCGGCGTTTCGTCCCGTGTCGACTATGGGGCAGAAAAAGTTACCACTAGTTGCCGACGCTAACTACTTGTACAAAGAACTACTCGACGCAAATAGCGCATTAAAAGACTCAAGCGGTGTGTTAGACGATGTCGGTGACGAGCGGCTAGGGCTTTACGACGCGATGAAAAGCGTTACCGGGCTTGGCGACCCAGTACAAGCTAAAAACGTCGAGCGCCGTGTCCGCGGCTTTTTGTCGCAAATTTTTGGAAGCTCGCCGAAGTATGGCACTGTGCAGCGTAAGCTGTTGAGCTCCACAGTGGACTTAGTAGGTCGCGCAGTGATCACACCGAACGCCGATTTAGATATGGATCACGTCGCGCTGCCCGAAGAAAAAGCTTGGGAGATTTACAAGCCGTTTATCGTGCGGGGACTTGTTCGGCGCGGCCTTCCGAGAATGGAAGCGATTAACGCGTTTGACAGTAAGAGCCAGGCTGCGCGGGCTGAGCTGCTAAACCAGCTAGATTCGCGCCCGATCATAATCAACCGCGCGCCAGTTTTACATCGCTACGGTATGATGGCGTTCTACCCGAAATTGACGAAAAATAAAACAATGGAAGTAAGTCCGCTTGTGACTAAAGGTTTCGGAGCGGATTTCGACGGCGATGCCATGCAGTTTCATGTGCCCAGCACTGATTCCGCGGCTAAAGAAGCAGTAGAAAAAATGCTGCCCAGTAAGAATTTATTTGCGGCGGCGTCGTTTAAAGCGCATTTTACACCGGTAGCTGAGCTGCACTCTGGGCTGTACGTAGCGTCAAACCGAGTGAATAAGAAATCGCCCGCGCGCGTGTACAAAACATCCGCGGACGCTATCGCAGCGTATCGCCGCGGCGAAATTGAGGTCGACACGCCGGTGCATATTGTGGAAAATGATTAACTACGCGAAACAAGGAGATTTCCATGGCTATTGTGAATTCTGAGCTACTGCGGCTTGCGCGCACAAGGTTTAATAAATCTGCTGCTGTACTTTCGCCGCAGGTCGCTGGCGCCGCTCCTGCGGTTGACCCTAGTATGGCCGCTGGCGGTATGCCGGCGGATCCGGCAGCCGCTGCCGCTGCTCCGCCCGCTGGAGATCCCGCAGCCGCCGCAGCCGCTGCTGATCCTATGGCTGGTATGGCCCCTGTGCCAATGCCGCCGATGCCGCCCGCACAAGTGGCTCCGGCGCAGCAGAAATTAAAGCCGGAGCAAATGATGCAGATGATTGATTATCGTCTGTACAACATGCAGCAGCAGCTCACCGCGATTATGAACGCTATGGGCGTACAGTTACCGCCGGAAGCCATTGTGCTGCCGCCCGGTTCGACAGCCGCACCTGCGCCGGAGACTGCACTACCTGGCGGTGCTGGCGCGCCAGCTCCCGCTGCGCCGACTGATCCCGCGACCGCCGGCGGTGTTTACAACGGTATGGACCCCGCGCAAACCGGCGGAGCGGTACCGCCCATTCCGCCCGTTAAAGCAGCCAATTGGTGGGACGCCGACGAGCCGAAAGCGGCCTCATATATCGGCGATCCGGTTGCCAGAAACACTGAAGAGCAGCCAATTAATCTGCAAGTTGCGGCAGATGCGGCGGCGGTCCTATACAAGAGTTTGATGAAGAATGCGCGTTAAATCGCAACACTACCTGCAACCAAATGTCGCCGACGCGCACAGCGTAATTGTCGAAGACAATTTTGGCAACATTTTGTTTGTAGCAGTTGAAGCTGACGCTGGAACAATAGTTACAGCGCAGGCCGGCGATAGCAACTTTCAAAGCTTGTTAAAAGCGCTAGGAATTGACAGAACGACGCTTGTAAAAGACATAACGGTCAAAAACATTGACGAGATAAAGTACTCGTTGTGAAATGCTAAAAACTACGCTAGGCCAGCTGCTGATCAACAATGCGCTTCCGCCAGACATGCGCGATTACAACCGCGTGCTGACGAAGAAGAACATAACCGGTCTAGCTACAGATCTCGCTAAACGGTATCCAGACAAATACCGCGAGGTCATGAAAGATTTGCAGGATATTGGCGCTGAAACTTCTTACACGACGGGCGGTTTGTCCGTTGGTCTAGACGCCGTGGCTGCCACCATATCCGCGCGAAAAAAGCAGAATGAAATTCGACAGCAGTTGCGCTCCGTACTCGCTAATCGAAATTTGTCTGATAAACAGCGCAACATGAAAATTCTGGAGATTACGTCACAGGCGCAAAAAGACCTCATCGACTCCGTGTACAACGAAGCCGAATCAAGTGACAACCCGCTGTTTCACCAAGTTTATTCCGGAGTGAAAGGCAACAAATTTCAGTTAAACAGCATTATTGGCTCTGACATGCAGTACGTCGATCATCGTAACGAGCCGATTCCGATTCCGGTTCTGCGCGGCTATGGCCAGGGACTGCGCCCGGTAGAGTACTTTGCAGGAGCGTTTGGTACGCGTAAAGGTCTGATCGATTTAAAGACGGCTACATCGGATGCCGGTTTTTTTGCAAAACAGCTTACGCAAATGAACCATCGGCTGCTTGTTACAGCCGATGACGACGATGACAGTCAAGACGCAGATACGCGCGGATTTCCGTCGGATGTTGACGACGAGGACAACGAAGGTGCGCTTTTGGCGCGCGCAGTTGGGCCGTATAAGCGCAATACGATTTTGACGCCAAAGATCCTTAAAGACATCAAGGGCATGGGCGTTAAAGACATCCTTGTACGCAGCCCTACGGTGGGCGGCCCGAGCGACGGCGGCGTATTTTCACGCGACGTCGGCATTCGCGAGAAAAACAGAATGCCGCCCATTGGCGACTACGTCGGGATCGCTGCCGCGCAAGCATTGGCAGAACCTGTAACACAAAGTCAAATTAGTTCAAAGCATTCTGGCGGCGTAGGCGGTGCTGGCGCAATCGCCGGCTTTAAGGCGCTAAACGCGCTGGTGCAGGTGCCAGAAAAATATCCAAACGGCGCTACGCATTCGCAAGTAGACGGCGTTGTACAAGAAATACGACAAGCGCCGCAGGGTGGGCATTATGTCGTTGTTAACAGCCGAGAACATTATGTGCCGACAGATGTGCCGCTTAGCGTTAAGCGCGGAGACGAACTAGAAGCCGGCGATGTTATATCCGAGGGTATGCCAAACCCCGGAGAAATTGTTCGCCACAAGGGCGTCGGCGAGGGCCGTCGATATTTTGTCAGCGCAATGCGGCAGGTGCTGAAAAATAGCGGAATAACCGCACACCGGCGTAACATTGAGCTGTTATCGCGCGGTTTAATCAATCATGTGCGTTTAACCGGCGAGTACGGCGATTACGTACCGGACGATGTTGTGCCCTACAACATGCTTGAGCGCAGCTGGCAGCCGCGAGCTGGTAGCGTGCAGGGCGCGCCAAAGAGCATGGTCGGACACTATCTTGAACGGCCTGTGCTGCATTATTCAATCGGCACAAGAATCGGAAAATCGGTTATCGGCAATCTAGAGAAGTACGGCATTAAAAACATTGAGGCGCATAAAGAACCGCCGCCGTTCGAACCAGAAATGATCCGTGGCATGGCGAGCGCGTCAACAGATCCTGACTGGATGACACGTATGATGGGGTCATATCAGCAGAAAAGCCTACTTAACGCAACGCATCGCGGCGGCGTTAGCGATACAGCTGGCAGCAGTTTCGTGCCGACTTTGGCCCGCGGCGAGACATTTGGATTAACAGGCCCGACAAGCGGATGGAAGCCTATAACGCAAAATAGTGGATCGTAAAGGCAAATCCGGGTAAATTATCAGGTAATTGACGCGATCGTAAAATTAGCCGCATGGAGGCAGCCGTGGCCAAAAATCACAGCAAATCTGTTGCAAACCAACTTAAAGCCATGGCGAAATACGCCCGGAATGGCGTAAAGACAGCCGCTTTGGGCGGCAAAGGCGACGACACGCCGTTTGAGCAGGCTTTCAGCAACCTGGCCCACGCCTATCTACAAGACAAGGCGCCCGGCCTGCTTGACCACGAGATCGGTTTCCAGCTGCTCGACCGCAACAACGAAAACACAAAGGCGGTGGGCGTTTTTGCGTTTAAGGTCGGGTCGCTGTGGCTCTATGCTCCGATGTTCTTTCTTAATGGCGACCTTAAAGGTCACGAACTGCTGTACCTGAAAAATCAGGACATGTTCGTGCCGCTCAAAGAAAATTGGATTAATTACCTCGTAAACCGCAAGCCTAACGTGCTCGGCCAGGGCGTCGATCGCAACATGGCGGCGCTTGGCCAGCGACAGCCAGATTTCACGCAGCTTTCTCGGTCGCCGTCTAAGTTCGGCTCAGCCAAGCCGACGCTGAAAGAGATGATTACGGCTGTTATGCCGGCGCTGGCCAAAACAGCCACGATGAACACGCAGAAGGCGTTTGAGGATATCGGGCAAACTTTAAATCTGGCTACATTCCTCAAGGAAGCCCGGCTGCAGACCATCGAGGTGCTTGTTAAGACCTGCCAACACGCGCCGGAGTTAGCCGCGGCCCTCGAAGAGTTTCATGGACTGAACATCATCAAAGAAGCTATCGCCGCGGCCACTGCGCGCGAGTCTGTCACCAAGATTGCCAGCGTGTTGTCGGAAGCGCCCGAAACTCCGGATTCGGTTAAGGGTCTGAAGGTTATCACTATGGATACCACGGTGCAGACCAAACTGCCCGAAGGTTACAGCGAAGAAGACCAAGAAAAGCTGCTTCGTGACGGCGTGCTTATCGTAGACCAACGTGACCGCGATAACGTTTCGGTACCGTATCAGGTGCAGGTTGAAAAGAAACTGTTCAACCCGACCGAATCCGGACTGTACGACATTCTTGTAAAACCCGGCGATATTGAGCGCTGCTACGTAGCTCTGTACCCCATGGGCGCCGGCAAGCGCGCGGATTTCGTTACAGTTGTTCGCGTAGACGGGCAGCCGACGTGGATCAACACTCGGGCCGACCAGGTCTTTGCCCTAACTCGTATTGAGGGCGAAGAGTTTGATAAGTGGTTCGACGGGCTCAAAACGGCGACCAGCCTGCCGACCGGAAGGTCGCGCGCAATGCTGATCAGCAAGTCCGGCGATTCAACTTGCCCTATTCGTGTTTTACGCGAACTTGGCGAAAGCGAGTATGGCACAACGTCATATGAAGTGCATCTAGAAGATCATTCAAAGTACCCGCCGAAGGGGCACATCTCGCCTTGCTGCTACACTGACCCGCTCAACTACGACAAGTGGCGCGACGGCGTGCGCATTCATTTAAACGGAAAGCAGGGCTCGAGCCTGCGTAACTCGATGGGCGACATTTTTGTGCCCGAGGGCTTTAAGCTGCTAAAGTGCGCGCCCGGCGAGGATGACAAAACGGAGGCTGACGTTGGGGATCAAGGTGTGTGCGGTTGCGGAGAAAGCGACCCGCCGCCGCTCATGCCGGGTAATTTAGTTGACGCGCAATTGGCGTTAATGCAGAAGACCGCGGCTTTAACCGTGTATCACTCCGGCACCGATGTAACGGTGAATGACCGGTTGATTGGTACGCCTACAGCCGCGCTTGTGCATCTAGTTAAAGATCACGGACTTCGCGAAGCCGCTGCCCGCGACATTATCGAAAAGGCCGCGGCAAGTCGTAAGGTGGCGACACGGATTAAATACGCTAATCCTTACGGCGCGCCGATGATGGTCAACGACGCTCCGACCGCGCCGACAATTCCTAGTCCCGTTATGGGCGGCGAGAGCGTGCTGGGCACAACGCAACCGACGCAGCTTGGCATCGATCTCGGCGTGCCTGTCAGCGGTATGAGCGCTATGCGCACAGACCGGTCTGTGTATAACCCGAACCCGATGTACGACAAAGGTGTGCTCGGCAAAATGCCAGAGCGCGATATTCAACAGATTCTTGACGCCGCAAATTCTGGGCAAAAAGAAGTGTTCGATACGGCTATGATCGGCGGCATGCTACGCGCAGTCCGCGACGACAGCCTCGTTGACCGATACATGGGCGAGTTGTCTAAGGGGCTCGATAAGCTGGGTCGCATTCTGTTTATGTTTTACTGGCACGGCGACCGGTTCGCTGACCGATACGGCAAGTCCGATATGCCGGAGCTGGAAGATTCGTTGCGCAATGCTTTTGAAATGCTTGGCGACGTTATTCTCTTCCTAAAGCAGAAGACAATTGACCCGTACCCGGACGAGAATTCGCAAAACGTGGATCTCAGTGCCGTTGCAAACTCGTAATAGGTGAAATATGGCTAGCACGATTTGGTCCGGCACAAAAGCGTTTACCGCGGTAAGCAACCAAGAAACAGTAATCCCGATCCCGATGCCGCATCGCGGTATTCTGCGCGGGTACTCGCTTGTTCAGAGCACTGGTGCAAAAGCTGGTTTTACGGCGGATCTTTATTCAAGCAATCAAGAAACAGAGCCGAACGCATCTCTGCCGGCGGAGTCTTTTCATGTGTTGAGCCTGTCCGATTTTGCTGACGTTGTTGCTGATCCGGACGTTGTAGACATCGCGGAAAACACGAACACAAACGTCGCGTATATGAACCGCGACGGCTCGCCGTCAAATGCGCAGCGTTTTCTGTATTTGTGGATTAAACCGGCGGGTACTGGTAGCAAAAACTTTGCGCTGACCGTAACAGTTGAAACGCCGACTCTTCGGTAACTAGGGGGCTATTATGCCAGAAGAACCAGCGCGTGTTTTTCGCGCTATTCACATGCCGCGGCGTCGCCGCGAGGCCGAGAACGCCACTGACGGCGCGCCTATTAACGTACAACCCGGTGAGCTGCTCTACGACTACGAGCAGAATAAGCTATATGCCGGGCTTGACGACGAAACAGCTGTGCAGGTTGGTGGTGCGGATAACAACTACGTAGAAAGCGACGCCGCTGAAATCACAGGCGCAACGGTGATTACAAACATCGTCAAAATTACCCAAACCGGGTACAACGCGCTGGCGACTAAAGATCCGGCAACCGTGTACTACATTGTTGCTGAGTAATCGCTATGCCAGTGGTAAACAGCGATACATACATAGGCAGCAGCAATATCACGTCTATCAAAATAGGCGATGACGACGTTGAACGCGTGTTTGTAGGCGATACGTTGGTGTTTTGCCGCGGCGACTCGTGTTGCGATGAGGCCACAGCTCCCGTCAAAATGACTGGCTGGGCCGCAGGCGAGCGCACGCTTTCTCCTATTCCCTACGCACCTTATGGCCGAGCAACTTATCAATACGGGGATGAAGTTGTTCGCTATGAGACAGGCGTATGGCTTTACACAAATGCGACATACGGAGAACTTGCGCGGGCGTACAGTTACGCAGCCCGACCTTGGCTTGTAAATTGGCCCGCGCCATATGCGGCTGAGCAAGTTTGCGCGCCGTGTGTTGAGGGTTGCACGGATGACACGGCCACTAATTACAACCCCAACGCAACGTGCGACGACGGCTCATGTATTCCGTGTGTTTATGGCTGCACGAACCCAGTCGCCGACAACTACAACCCGTTAGCGACTTGCGATGACTTTTCTTGCACTGGCGATTCTGGTTTCAAGTGGATGCGAATGCTTAGCGTAGATTCCACCACGGCGTCTGGAATCGGGCAGAACAACATTACAGTCGCGATTACCCAGACCGGCGGCGGTATGGAGCCGCACCCCGGCATGTACGCGGCTTCAAATTTCCCGGCAGAATACGGCGTACCGGCGACTGGCACGCAACTTAAAAACACGCAGGCCGGTGTGTTTACGGCGGTGTTTAGTTCGCCTGTCACAGACGCCCTAGTCGCGTTTGCGAGTGTGGGCCAAAGCGGAACGCCAGTTACGGTAATTGTGCTCGATGAAAATGGCGCGCCAAGACCGTTTACGCCGATTTGGTCGTCAGGCGGCGAAACAACATATCAAAATCCAGTAGGTACAGGGCCGGATTTCCAGTACACGCAGTTTATTGGCGAAGAAGGTTTTAACATCATTCGCATCGACGGCGCAATGAGCAGTGTGACGTTCAACTACACAGTCAGTGAAAATTACTGCACCGTTTGTTTTGGGTTTGTTGATCAAAACGTTGGCACGCCTACACCAACTCCTACGCCCACTCCTACGGCAACGCCTACGCCCACTCCTACGGCAACGTCAATTCCGCCTACACCAGAACCAACCGCAACACCGACACCTACACCAACACCAACAGCAACAGCTACGCCTACGCCAGAACCAACCGCAACACCTACACCAACACCAGAACCAACAGCTACACCAACGCCTACCCCAGAACCGACAGCTACACCCACTCCCACACCAGAACCAACAGCTACACCAACGCCTACCCCAGAACCAACAGCTACACCAACGCCTACCCCAGAACCAACAGCAACGCCAATTCCGCCTACAGCTACACCAACGCCTACACCAGAACCGACAGCTACACCAACGCC